TGACCATTACTACCGCTTTGGTGGTACATCTCAAGCACACCCCCGAACGCTTCAGCCTGTGCCTTTTGGTTGGCCTGCTGTAGGTTTGTAAAGATGGTCTGAGCGGCAGTGTACGCGCCCGGGGTGCTCGCCGTAGCCACGAACAATTCTACTTCAGCTTGACTCTTGCCTTCAGCTATCATCTCCTGCGCTTTAACCGCTAGGGTTTGACCCTCTTTAAAATCGTTACCAACCTTTAACTGGTTGCTAAACGATTTACTTTGTTCGGTTGACAGGAACCCTTTAGTTGCTGCGTACAGACTATTAGCTGTAGTCGTATCGTTATCAACCAAGGCCTTGTCAATCAAGGCTGAGTAGAAATCCCCCTTAACTTGTTTCGAGTAGGCAGCCGCTATAGCAGGGTCGCTCATACCTTGACGGATACCCCACTTCACAATCTCGCTTTCTAACTGCAAAGCCGTTGAAGCAATCACGTCAGGGTTCGCGTACTGACTCGCTGCGGTATCCGTCAAGACTTGGATTCGAGAAGCGTGTTGGTTCTTCTCAAACACTTCGGCCTGCCCCATGGCGTAACTAATACGACTTGCGTCGAACCCCACTGCTCGACGTTTAGCTAAATCTTGGAATCTTGCTTTTTGTGCAGGGGTCGACAGCGTGCTCTCAATCTGCTTAACAGTATCGCCATATTTTTGTTTAAAGCCATTGTGAAACTCAGGCTTTAATACGTCACCCCCTTTTACCCCTTTATACTGTTCGTTCAGTTCTAACTCTGAGCGCATCAAAGCCGTCTCGGCGTCAGCAGCCTTTAAGTCGTCGAGACGAGACAGCTCTTGGTTAGCTAAAGTCGTAACTGTGTTGCCTAATTCGACGTCAGCTTGAGCACCAATATTAGGGTTGTAGCTAGCGGTTCCGCTTCGTGGGTTGACAGAGACGCGTTGAAACTCATCAGGATTTGGTAATTGAGGCATTATCCTGTATTCCTTCCGTCGTAATCTACTTGCTTGGTGCCTTCGCTAAATACTCCACCGGGTTTGTCTGAATCAGACCCCCACGTGTTAGCAATGCTAGTGACCCCGGTTAATAGGGTACCCAACGCTTTTTTACGCCCCGCCGTGCGGTACATTTTACCTTCGTACCTATCGGCGGTAGCTTGTTCTTTCAAGCCTCTAGCTCGCTCTTGACCATTATATAATTGAGTAGCTGAAGCTAACTCGCCTTCAGCACTGATTCCTTGTAAAATTCTTAACACCGTCGGGTCTAAGGTATTACCCCCTGAAGCAGCGGCTACCGCGATGGCTCGTGAAGTAATTAACGCAGATTTGCGTTGTTCTTCTTGCGCAGCCATAGTTGACGCAGCCACTTCTTGCCCTGCGTTGCGTTCTAATTGTCTAGCCCGGTAGCGTAACGCTCGGTCTGAGTTCGCTCCCCCTTCAAGTTGCCCTTTAGCTGAAAGGACAGTACCTAGAGCACCCGACACACGGGGTCCGTATTCTGCTATTTGGTCCATTTTTTCGTCACTTTCATCATTATCGCGCCATGTTCGGATTGTACTCCAGTTGAATAAAATCCAAAATGATTAGCGAAACTTGTTGCTGTACCTAATTTTTCGTCCGCGTAGGCAATCACCGAAGTATACCTATCAATTATCCCTGTCAACAAGCGACCTACCAATATAATGTCACGCTTAGATACCCGCTCGTCTTTTATGTCCGTAAAAACAATCATCTGCTTAGCGACCCGACACACTCCGCCTACCCCTACTATCTCTCCGTCTTTTACGATAACTACCGCTCGTGCGGAATAGTATACGGGGTCATCTTTGTAGTACGCTTCTAAATCCTCTTTAGTGGCGTAACGATATTCAACGTTACTTGTCATTCACCTGCACCTGTAAAACAGCAGCAACTACGGTACACGGTCTAGGCGCGTTAGCCTCAATACACAGCCTTGCGTTTTCATCGTAAGTACCGTCTGACGGTATGTCGCTACTTTCATAGTCTTCCCATATATACGACGGGTCTACGGCTACCCCGTTTTCGGTATAGGGCATGGGTTCCATGTGGTCAAAATCTTGACCGAACGTGACCCCTCTAGCGTGCGTATTGCGTAAGACGAATCCCACCTTGTCAAGACGTTTGTGCTTAGTCAAATATCGTAACTTAACACTTCTAAACCGCGCGCGGTACGTGAGGCCTACAATACCGTCGTTAACTACCTGACCTACGGTTATCTGTCCGCCTGATACTGTATAAGTTCCTTGGTCTTTGCCGTCAGCCCAACATACCACAGACTCTCCTTCTAAGTGGTTTAAGCCTGTAATTGTCGCACTAGCGTTACCAGTAAACGTAACTGAGGCGTCAGCCTGTCGGTTGATTGTACCCCCCTCGCACTCACTCTCAAGCGCCCAACGTTCCAAGAACCTAACAGTACTCCCGTTAATAGTACGAGCTACTGAGTAGTACACCATGTCCTCTTCCTGACCGGGGAGTACAAACGCATCCTCGATAATACCGTCTGTCTCGACAGGAATCCATGCTCGCACGTCTTCAGTTTTGTCGAATACTAATAGCGCAACTTTACCGTCCTCACGAACTAAGTGCAGGCGGGTATCCGCACGGCGCTGTACCGCTATGCGGTATATACCCGGACGGCATATTTCAGGAACGATAGCAGTAATATCTACAGGGCTGTAAGTAGAACCCACACTGTCGTACTGCAACTCATACGCACGGGAACCTGAGCGGTCAACGAAGACCGCAGAGGTATCCACTGACACCGCGTCCACACCTAACGAGCCTCGTGAGGTAGCAGGTTTAAGGTTGAAGTTTGTTGGTGTCAGTGGCTCCCCTAAACTAGATGAACGACAAATAAGCTCAGCACCTTGAGCGCCGACCAGCATCTGTTGTGAAGCCAATAGCCAGTTTATCGTATCTACAGGGCCTGTACCGATTGAGCGGTTAATTGTTCCTGAATCCCCCGTTACTGCGTCATCGTAATTAGCAAAATCATCTGATACCGAACCGTAAATCTTGTCAGCTCCTGCCCACCATACCCGACCTTCGTGAATCTCTACTGCGCTAGGGAACCCTCGTCGCGTAGACCAAGCGCCTTCAAGCCAATCCGTAGTACCCGTAAGCGCCCCAAAATCTCGGACAACCACTGCGGTAACTAGAGTTTCGCTAGTGAAAGCCGTTACCCTTGCAACACCGCGGATAGACCCCGCTGCGTAAGCCAGTAACACTACAGCGGTTCCTGAAGTGTAACTTGCAGGGCGAATACCGATACGGTAAAAAATAATTTGGTTATCTAGTCCGTCCGACAACGAAGTACTTACAGGGCCTGTGTAGCTTGTAACATCAACCCAAGCGCCAATGGCACCAACTGAGCGCTGTAAGGTGACAGTAGCCGTGAACGTACCCGTAATGGTGATACCGAACGAGCGTCCCGACCCGATACCTGTCACGCGGATAGGGTCAGAGAATACGTCAGCGCTTGAAATACTTCGAGTAACTGTTTGGCCCGTTGAGTCGATTGCAAACAACCCCCCTACATTCGTAGTCCTAAACACAGGACCTGAAGCTGTTAGCGTAATAGTACCTGTTAACGCGCTCGGAGTAATATTAATAGGGGTTGCGTTACCAACTCTAAACGGACCTACGTTTGCTACATAATCAACTACTGACCATGAGTTCGTACCTCGACGCTCTATGCGCTTTTGTAGAACGTTACGGCAAGCAACGAATAGTACATCCCCCGATTGCCTTGCACGTATTGTTCTCAAAATACTTTCAGTCCACGGGGTTGGTATTTCCATAATACCTGTAGTAGCGTGGGTACACGAATCCACTAAGGTAGGATAACTAACTCTTGACATCAAACGTACAAATACGCTCGCGCCTGTAGGGGTGTACGCGAGGGAATGAACCCCCGGGCGGAGCGTTGTCTCAGAAATGTAATCTTGCCCCCCGCTAGTGCTACCTACACGCATTATGCACTCGCCTTGAGTAACTACGATATTCAGAGCGTGTTGTACGCCTTGGTCAGGAGCCGCTACGGTAAGCGTTTGGTCCCGTATTGCAGCCGTGGTACCTGTACCGAACAAGGACATAAACCCACCTGTCCGCCAGTCAGATACCGCACCAACCTCGTCGGCGTCCGTCCACCCCGTAAGGTTACTATCGAACGTACCATTGGTGACAACAGTACTAACACTAGGGCGGGATATGAGAGTTTCGTTGACACGCACGCGCATAAAACCATCCGTCAGTTCAATGATGGCTAAATCGTCAGTAGCAAAAATAAAGGGTAGGTAAAAAGCACGGGCGTTGTTGCGGGAATTACCTAGGTACTGTAACCCCGGTCTTAACGACATAGGCCCTAGTACACGGGGTACAAAATTAGTTTGTTCCTGAGCGGATAAAGAAACGCGCTTAATGTCGGTACGGCCTAGAGCAAGAGGACTGACAATCCCCCTGTTAAACGTCAGCATCTCTTGTTCTATTTTAGGCATTAACTTCCAATCAATCGGTTTCTATTACCTCGGTCAAAATGGGACCTTGAACCTTGACGTGAGCGAGTAAATCGACCTTGGGGTAAAAACTTAGTTGGCTCATTCATCGCGTCTTTAGAGCGAGCTTTAACTAACACTCGACGTAGTAAATCTTGGTCGAATAGCTCACCGGTTAAAAGACCTGATACTCGGTCAGCTAAAAAGTGTTCAACATACCGACTAAAACTTTCAGGCCAGCGGGTTAAATCTCTCCCGTAGTTATCGTCGTCACTAACGTAAGAGACGTACAAAATGTGCTCATCAGAATACCAGCTACCTGCTTCTTCTGTGTACATATTATTTGGAACGTTAAAGTACTCATCTAAACATAAAGAAACCAATCTTACAAAATCCGCAGGGATAATAAATTGATTCTTGTAACCAAACGTGGCGGTAAAACTATCTTTAGGAGTAAACTTAGCGGTACGCACTGCGAAATTCCAGTAGCCCTCTTCAAGGCATGTGCGTATCGCTTGGTCCTTCCATACGTTGTCTAGTTCGCGGCGAGACTTCACCGGGTCTGTTAACGCTACTAAAGGGCGTTCTTTTAAAAGCCTTAACGCCCCGTTGTACAAAGATAGCTGAGTTGCCATTTAGCTTACTCCATTAAAGTTTGTGTCGATGCTACTAGTTGTTTTTCTAGCTCAGCCTCGTGCGCACGCATCCATACCGCAGCGTCCTTCTTACTCGTAAACCCATCTTTCACAACAACTTTACCTTCACGTAAAATTACTCGACCTTTACCGGAGCCTTGGACAAAGTCGACGTAGTGTTTTTCGGTGTTAAATTCATCTAAGGAGGTACCTGTCGTTTCCTTTTTTTCTTCTTTCTTTTGGTTCTTAACGTTACCTGATAAATCAACATAACGAAGTAAGGCTACAGAAGCCCATGTTTTATCGCTACTAACGACAAGCAATTCAGCAAAATAAGAATTGTCTTCCGCTAATACTTCAATTCGGGAACGCGGTTTTAATTTAGCCGCGACGTGCACCCAGTATTTAGGGTCAAGCACTTGGTTGATAGTCGTACCTAATTCAGGTGTTACGGAAAATACAATACGGTGAAACTCTGCTTGTTCGAGTTTATTTGGGGATAATGCCATGTTACTGTCTCCTGTAATAATGGGACGCTTTTTGAGGCGTCCCATTATTATATCCAAGTTCAACTCAAAATACTACTTAGTTAGTGTTAGTACCTGACGCAGTAGTTGTTGAATCGCTCAAGTCTACGGCGCCGTTACCTGTTGCAGCGACCGTCATTACTCGGTGGCATGAAACAATGTTAGTGCCTGTGTTAGTGTGATATACCAAGTCACCTACCTTAAGACCACGATTACCGCCGTCTGAGATAAAGCCTGATACTTGAGCTTGAGCGCCTGTGTCTGCTGACTGGTGTTGCCATGTTTGGTTACCACCTGTTAGCGGAGCAGGAGAGGTTAAGCTTAATGTTGATGGGGTGTATGCCATGTTACTTTACTCCTTTTCTATTCGATTTATGAGTAGCGGTCGGAGACCGCCTACCTCAATTATTGTGCAGCGAAGGCTGAACCATCGTGGTTCAACACAACGATACCGCTGTTTTGCAACACTTTAGAGCCTGTGTACATTGTTGTACGAGCGAATGAGTAGTCTTGCTCTTCGTCCATACCAACTTTAGTATCAATACCACCAGTGTTGATAGCGTTACCAATCGCGTTTTTGTGGTACAAGAAGCACTTCTCAGCACTCGTACCCTTACCCGGTAAGTTCGGGTGTACGATGAAGTTAATGCCAGCCCAACGGTACATAGTCAAACCGTTTGTGAATGGTTTGTTATTCACATAGTCTACTGAAGCAAACTCTTTCGTTTGCATTAAGTACGCGTGAAACGCAGGGGTAATCAAAGCTGAGATGTTTGTATCCATCGGTACTTCGTTGTTACCCAAGATAGTCAAACCGTACATCACTAACGCTAAGTCAGCAGTTTTAGTCGTTCCAGTGTCTTGTGTCGCAGTGTTCAATTCAGCGATAATGTCTTGGTCTAACTTACGATTTACAACAGCCATTGACGTTTGTTGCATAATTTGGCGTTGATTGCCTTGTGATGCAAAAATGTTGAAGGATGTCTTACGTACCAAGTCATGCCACTCAACTAGAGTTGCTGTGTATTGGTTCAAGTTATCAGCACGGGCTGGAATCAAACCGTTAAGACCGCGTGTTACCGCTGTTGCGTCACCTGAATCCGCTACTAAGAAAACTGCTTGGTTACCTTTTACTTCTACTTCTGTGGTTACTGTGTCACGCACCAATGATTGCATTTGCTCGAAGCCTGCAATAAATTCTTGGCGGTACTGGATTTGAAACGCACTATCCATGGTAATTCTCCTAAAATTAAAATGATATAAATAACATATCAGCTATATGTTTTAGGGGTGTCCTTACTCACTTTTAGTTGGGTGTCCCGAAGGGTCAACACGAGTTAGTTACAGGGGCCTTGCCATCGCTGTTGTACTGCATACGCGAAAGGTACTACCTTGTTTTAATAAAGTCAACAATTATTTACACTTATTTTTAAGGCATATTACCCCAGTGTCGGTTACCTTTACGTATATTTAACTTTGCGGGTATTACCCGTAAATTGTGTTCTACGTGGAGTCCGCATACTATTTTAGATTTTAGAGGAACTTTATGGTCTACATGCCATTTACCCCCTAGGATTTTCTCACGTAATTTTGCTAAATTGTAAGCTTCGTCCATGAAGAATTTATTAGCCCAATTAGGAGTAGCGTTTAATTTGCTAGCTCTTCGCCTATTTTCCTTAGCTGCATTTTTATCTAAATTAGCTCGTAAATATTTAGATTGTGCTTCGCTCTTACGTTCAGGAAAATCGACTCTGTATTGTTTTTGTTTTAGGTGTATCTGTTCTTTGTTTTCTTGGTAATATTTATCATGCCGTTGTTTTACTTTCTCTGTGTTGTTTTTACGATATTCGGCCTGAACCACTAAGCGTTCAACTCTTCGCTCTTCTAACCTAACAAAAATAGTAGACCTATTGGCGTCGTAGTATTGTTTGTTAATTTCTTTACGGGCTACCTTCTCCGCTTCTACTTCTTCAGACGTGAGTAAGGCCATCTTGGCTAACTTCTTAGCCTTTAGTTTTTCTTTATTAGCCGCGTAGTACGCAGCCCATCTTTCAGCTTTTGTCATCGACTAAAAACGGGGTTACCCCCGTTTGTTTTTTACTTCATTCTAAGTTGAGCGTCTGTCAAGTCTCGGAAGCGTTTCTGCATACCTTCCGCTTTAGGGCCTTTCCAATAATCAGAGTTACGGTCTCCCATTTTGACTTTCAAGTCATTCAATTCAGTCTCGATAGCCTGTGCCGCGTTGCTACCTGCTCCCGGTACTACCGTTGCTACAGGGTTGATAGCACGTGCACTATCCGCCAACCAACGTAGTACCGCAGGGTTGGATGCTAGTGGTGTACCGTCGGCTAAACGAGCGCCCAAGATTAAATCGCTAGCGCCGTCAGGGGCGGTACTAATAAAGTTAACGATGAGTTGCTTATTGAGTCTAGCTTCTGCACCCCACAAGTCGCGTATCGCATTTTCACCTGCCTCACGAGCTTCTAAGTCGGCGTTTGCCAACGCTTCAGCTTGTTGCTCTTGTAGGTTTAAGTACCACGCTACACTAGCCTTAGCTTGCTCAGGCGTTAAGTTCAACCCATGGGCTTGTTTGATGAAGTCGTCAACTAGCGGTTTGTCTTCTTCACCGATAATCAGACCGTCGGGCATAGTTAAGTCATAGCCTGTAGGGTCAGACGGGATACCGTTCTCTTCACGCCAAGTAGCAATCTGCTCAGGCGTAGCGTTTTTAGGTAAAGCTGATTTTAAACTACCGTCTGAAATCTTAGCCTGCGCTGCGAGTAGTGCCTCAACGACAGAGTCAACAGACGAGTAGCGTGATAAGCGTTTAGCTAACTTATCATCGCCTTTAGCAATACGCTCACGTACTGCGGCCCAGTCGGTATCTTTACCTTTGGTGTCATCAATATCGTCGCCATCGGATGCTGCCGGAGCGGTGGGTTTTGGTTCGGCCCCTGTAGGAGCGGGCGCAGCCTTTGGGTCTGCTACTGGTGCTTTCGGGTCAACGACAGGCGCAGGGTTAGCTGCTGGTGTCGGGTTTGCTGCGGGTGTATCTACTACGGCTGGTGCCGCAGGGGTGTCACCTACTGGTGCGCCTGCTGGTGTATCTGCCATGTTTTACTACTCCTGTTTGGTTGGTGGATTTTCGTGCTTAAAAGGGTCTACGTTAGTCTCTACTTTAGTTTTAATTCCCATTTTTGTCAAGTTAAGCTTCAGGAGCTTAATGACTTGCAGGCCTACAAAACGGCGACCACTGACGAACGCGTGCGCTCTTGGGTCAGTGCGGTACTCTAGGCCGTATACATCAGAGGCACCATAAAGCAACCAGTTTAATGCGCGTTGCTGTTGTGCTTCAGTCGCCTTGCCCTGAGCTAACGCCTGAAAAGCGGCAGCGTCAGCGTTGTCCCACACCGGGGGTAAATACGGTACTGGTTCGGGGACTATCTTAGCCATTGAATAACTCCGTGCTAGTTGACTTCGTTGCTAAACCTAAATCTTTCACGACGCTCGCGCCCTGTTCCATCATCGCCATAGTCTGCGCTGTTTGTTGGGCCTGTTGGTCTTGTGCTACTTTGTCCGCGACCATAGCCTCAGAACGAATCCATTTAGCGGGTACACCTACCGCCCCTAGTGTATCGCGTAGCGCAACAACAGCGTCCACGATATGTAAGCTTGAAGGGTCGAGCGCTTGAGCTTGTGCCAACATTTGACTAGCCTCAATAAAGCGTTGGCCTTTTTCACGCTCGGCGGCGTCGTGTAGTGGCGACTCAAACGTGAACTCCACGTTCATGTTGCGTAGTTCTTTCGGCATATCCAACGGCGAACCGAAGGCTCCTGCACGCATTAACTTAGCAAAAGTAAGGTCACACAATGGGGCATTGTATTCAGACTCCATAGGCTCAAATAGAGGCATCGCCTGACGGATGTATTCTTGAATCCGTTGGCCTACTTCATACGCAGTCATATCCTGACCCTGAGATGGAAGCGTAATCTTATTCAAGTAAAACGCCTCAGCAATCATCATACGAGTGTCTTTCGACATCTCTAAGCCTAAAGGAATCCCCTGACGGTCTTGAGTGATTGGTCGTAGGACTTCACCTAAGCGCTCGTCATAGTCTTGGTCGGCAAAAGTAATACCGCCCGCGTAAACGTTAATGTCGCCACGAATAGCCTCAGACACAGCAACCATCGGCGGAGTGACAGCCTTTTCGCCAGCCTCTAGGAGCACCGCGGTCATAGACTGAATTAACCGTGCGTCGGGGAGCGCCGCCACCGTTGCAGGGGAGTACGCGTACTGAGACCCTGACACGGTCTGCCAGCGGGGAATTGTGTACTCTTGTTCGTAGATTCCAACCTCTTCAACAATGTGCTTACGGTCTACGTCTAAATACACCGACTTGAACGGGGTCTTTACTTCTTTACCATAAGGGCAGTGCTCTGTTGGTACAATAACGTGCCACATTTGTACCTCGGTCATCGGTGCTTTTTCTAACATGCGCACGACGTCAGGGTGTAGTTTCTCATTACCAAAGATAGTCGATAAGTCCCGTGCTGTCGGCTTCCATTTACGGTAAACCGTTGTTGCCATACCCGCGCTGTCTTCTTGCCAAGCCACGTCACGTAGGTGCCAGCAACGATACAACAGCCCTGTAGCGGTAGGATTTAAAGAAGTTTGGATACACGCCTGTCCGAAGGAAGCAAAGTCGTGGTCCCCTTCTTTAGTAGCCCGTACAAACTGACTGGTCCGGTGATTCATCGCGCGAATCATGCGGGACTCAGCCCACTCCAGCCAAGCTTTAGATTCAACTCCTAGTCGCTCCCAATTATCCGTTGTGCGAATATGTAACCACTTCTTACCTGACGGGCGTAGGATTGCGTTAATTGCGTTACCTAAATCTCGTCGCGCCAGTACCGGGTAGCTAGTCATTAAGTTAGCAGCGAAGTCCTGACCAATGTTTCGAGTCAGGGTAAAGTCAGCCCGTTCGGGGTAGAAGTTATCTGCTATCTCTTGCCATAAAGACAAGAGTGCGGACCGCTTGCTAAATAACTGGTTACCTTGCTCGAGTAGGTACTCTTCTAAGTTCATTAATTGCCTCCGAAGGAGTCTCCATCGTCGTTAGTTAAAACGGTACTTGTACGCCCTCCTCTAGCACTTTGAGCGATAAGCGTACGACGCTTAGCTTCTTGCACCAAGGCTGAGTCTTCAGTTGGCATAACCGTAGGTTGCGTATCTGATACGCGAGGGGCTTTAGGTGCTTTTTGAAAAAGACCTGAAACACCTGAGAGTACACTAACTCCAGCGGAGATAGCAGGTAACGCTGCTGCGAAGCCTCCCATATTAACCTCCTAGCGTATCAGAAAGCGCGGTGCTCGCAACGCCACCGCGTTGTTGTCGAAGCGCTGCTGCTTTTTTAGACGACATATCCGTGACTACTGGGTCTTGAACAGGCACGGGAGGTGGTACTGGTGCTGGTTTTGGTGCCTTTGGTTTCTTCTTTGCGTAAAACATTTTAACCTCCTAGTACAGTAATTATCTTTTCTTCAGGGTCTTGGCCTATCAAGCCCGCCCTTTTCTTTCTACGCCCCGCGGGTGTCAACACGGTAGCTAAATCTACCCCCTGACCACGAAGGATAGTAGAGTTGGTTTGACTAGCCGTTGCGGCGGTGTTTCTATTCGCAGCGGTAATTCCTTTTCGTATTAACCCCATGTTATTCTCCTAATAAATTTGCTAACTCGGCGGTATCTCCGCCTCGTAGGTTAGCTGACTTTTTACGTTTACCTCTTGGAGTAAGCACCGTGTCTAAATCCAATCCTAAGCCCCTAAGAATACGCCTATTCGCATCACCTGATGTATCCACAGGGCGTGTAGGTGTGCCTCCTATGTATGATGGAAGAGGGGGTCTACTAGGGCTAGTAGTTGTCTGTCCTGTGATGGGATTAGTCTTCGTCACCTTATCGGGTACTATAGCGCCAGTAATATAATTTCTAAGTGCCATCTTATCGTCTCCTACCGCCTACGCGGCCTAGTTGTACTTTTGGTGTTGTCTTACGTGCAGACCAACCCCCTTCTATATTTGCCTGTGTCGGCCCCACCCACCAAGCCATTACTACCGCGTCGCCTCTATCAGGTGAACGACCTAATCTCTTTACTACGTCGACCTTAGCTTCCACCTTAATGCCTTGAGGCCCTATCGTATAACTTGGTGCGCATAAATCAGCTACTAACTCAGGGTCGTCGGGTAGAGCGATTATCGAACCCTGTGCTTGCGACGGGTCTAGTGCTTCACGGAACCGCCAGTACGCTTCACTACGTACGTTGGTAAACTTTAACTGCTTATCCACTGTACGTTTTAAAGAAGCTTTTACACCCATGTACGCATGGCTGTCAACATTATTTACACGTAGATGTGCATGTGCATCACCACCCCACCCACCTCCTACGTCGATTGCCACAGGACAGTTATCCCTACGATGTTGAATCACCTTACCTGCGACGGTCTTGCCGTCAGGCGTTTCGACTCCGGGATACGCGATTAAGGGTGCGTACCAGCCATCGTAGCGGGGAGCTACTATCGTTTTGTCGCTACCTCCTTGCGCAACGTCTACTCCGATACCACACATCGGAACGCCTCGCGGTGGGGTAGGAGTCCACCTACGTTGAGCTTCACGCACCCAACTAGTCGGAATAGTCTGAAACGCGTCATCTGCTTCACCCGCAGCAAAGTCGCCGTGTAGCATCTGTTTGCGTAGTGTCTCAGGCAAAGCCTGTAGTGATGCTCGGTACTCGTTGGTATCACGAAAAGGGTTGTCCTTCAGCATAGCCCCGATGAACGTACGGGACTTAGGGTAGACCATCTCGCCATCCATCTCGACAGCTTCAGGACCATCGACCCAAGTTGTTTCGCCCTTCCAATAGCACGCCCATCGAATCTCGCCATCTTTAGCAGGAAAAGGAAATTTAGGGTCAAGCCATGGTGCAAACCATTTTTTAAGCCACGCGCCTTCAGCGGTACGTGGTGGATTAGATGCAAGTAGGATTTGACAGTGCACGCCTTCAGGCCCCCGGTTCCAAGCCTGTAGTGAAGCGACTTGCACTTCTAGGAACTCGCCTGCCTCGTCGAATACCATCAAGTCACGCTCACGGCCTGCGTGCTTACCCCAGTCATCGGGTTGGGCCAACCCTGCGAACTTGATGTTGCGACCATCTTTGTAGTTGAACTCTAAGTCAGAACCGTTGAAGTTAGCGTCATCTCCAATCACCGCTTTGGCGTTGGCTATCAGCCCATCGGTCTGAGACGCCTCGCGCCTGAATATGATTGAACGTAAATGTTTTTGTACTGCTAGTGCGATAGCGAGGTAGCTGTTGTGCGTGGGTACCATTTGTCGTCCTGCGAGGTACATGTGACTAGGGGAATCTACCATTACACATCTACCGGGTTGCGTCGGTACGGGGTGCGCGTCAACGATATATCTAAAGCCTGTAGTACGCCTTGTCGCTAGTTTCTGTATACTCCGTTTACGTTCTAGTAAAAACACGTAGTCGGTAGGCATAAACTTGAGGGTCCACTTTGGCCCACAGTCCTTACCGTATAGCTTAGCGCGACCTTCTCTTTTGTTTACTTTCCAGCCGAAAGACGCCACCAACTCACAAACTCCATCAACAATCCGCTCGTTAGTATTACAAAACTCGACACTGCCTGAAGCCTTAGCTACCGTACCGTCGGTATCCATAAGCCCTTGTAATACCCGCAGGCGTTGTCCATAGCTCCCCCTCATATATTCTTGAGGGATATGTTTGTTGTTCACCACGCCGATTGTTTTTAACTGCCCTACAATACCTAGTATGTGGTGGTGTCTAGCCTCTTTATGGTGACTAACTTTATACCCGCTTTTTTCTACCTCTTCCCAAATTTCAGGGTCTATACCTGTAAGGCCTCCACAACTAGCGGTACCGTCGCCAAGCCAAACCCCTAACACATAAGGGTCGACTAAGTAATCTACATCCGGTAGCACTAGCGCGGAAGAGTTACGGATACAGTGGTTAGTTGTTTGCCTTTTACCTTGTTTTAAGGTAGCTACAATTTCAGCCGTTTTGCGTATGGTCCCCGTAGGTGGTGGTTTAACTTCTTGTACTTTAGCAACGTTCCTAGCGATAATAGCCGCGCTAAAAGCTTTAGATTTTAAACCTTTAGCTTTAGAGGGCCGCTTTGCCCTTCGTTTAACCCGCCAGTCGGGGTCTAACCGTGTCATGGCGTTCATTTCTGCTTGGGTGAACGTCACCCACTGGTGGTCTACACAAGAATCTATAAACGTATTATCGTCAAATACAAACCGATACATCTCCGGGGTTTGCTCTACTTCAGACAGAGCCGTTACCCTACACGGAACACCCTGTTCATCGAACAAGAAGTCCCCTACTTTTACGTCCCCCATTTGTATAAAACCAGTGGGTGTAGGTAAAAATTCCTTTAAATTCAGGAGCTTACCCCCACCTCCAGCTCCACCGTAAAGAATGATGTCAGCGTCACTGAAGTAGGCCTTAGTCTGTTGTCCTACGTTGGGGATAATCTTGAGGTGTCGTGTCTTGTCGATAGCTGTCTTGGTCAGCTCCTCCTTAGCAGCAGGAGTCATTGTGTTAAGGCGGTTAATTACTTCGTCGAGAGAGGTCAGCATAGGCGGGGAGCCTACACCTTTGTGCTGTAAATATCAAGAAAAAAGCCCACCGAAGTGGGCTTTTAGGTTTAGGCTAAGATGCGAACCTTAGTTAACGCACTGCATTTCACAGCGAGCCTGAAAAGCACTATACACGATAAGTAACAAAGGTATTGGCGGCTGTCTTAGCTGAGCGGAATGTACCACTTGTACCCAACGCTACTACCGCTGAACCAACAATCGTGTGGCTTGCGCCAACTAAGATAGTGAACGCGTTGGCGCCACCAGTGTTGATGACGGTCCAGTCGAATGACTCACCAATCTCTAAACCTGCTGCTGCGTCCAGTAACGTACCCGTTGGTAACGTACCTGACACTGCTGCTGCTGTAGTGGATGTGATAAGACGGTTCAATAGTTGAGCCGCTGTTAGCGTTGCTGTTGCGTTAACTGCTACCGGTGCTGGTTGAATCGTTTTGACCGCGCCGGTGTCGTCTGCTGAGGGCACGACGCGTCCATTGACGACCAAACGACCTAAAACGTCTAAGCCTACTTTCTTACCGTGAAGGCTGGTTAAAATACTTCTAGTTGCTGGCATGGTGAATCTCCTTTAAGTTTGTAGTTGCTACGGAGTCCAATACGGACAAAGCAAAACGCTACGCGCTTAATCTGTAAATATCAAGCACTAAATTGAGAATTGCCCTACAGCGATAGCTGAAGCGCCTGCACCCGTTGTAATCTGCCACGCGCCACTACGGGAGCGAATACCCAGTTCTACGTTGTACACACCAATTGGCGCGTTAGCTGGAACGACAGTGATAGCCGTGTCGCTACCATCTTTAATCGCTACGTTGCTCGTTGCTGACGTAGTCACGTTGACTGTCAGGCGTTGCAGGAAATCATTTGTAGCCCCCGCTGTGCCTAATACTTGATTTGTCGCGCTTGGTGCGACATACTCATAGTCGTCGCCACCGACGCCTACCCATTCTAAAGCTCGTTTCATTTAGTATCTCCTTTGAATTAATAATTGTCTGTACCTACTTAGCCTACTTTTAAATCGTTTAACTACCGCTACGATAGCGTCACTAACGTACGTGATTTGAAGTGATTGTAAATTTAGTAACGCTCTCGTTAACGCTACGATAATCCTGTTTTGTACTACTTTAGCAGACCAACTAGCCCAAAGCGCTGCGCTCAGAGCGATTATTCTTGTTGGGCTGATAGGTAAGCCTTGCCATTTTAATTGCGTAGCCGTGAGCGAAGCCGTTAGCCTATTCTGTAAACTCTTAGCACTAAACCCAAAGCTAGTTACATTCATTATTGCGGTCAGTCTATTTTGTATAGCTTTAGCTGACCAATTAAGTGTCGTCGCAGTGTGACTAGTCCTAACTAAATTCTGTACACTTTTAGCCGACCAGCTAAACGTAGAAGCCAATAAGTCTACAATTACTAGCCCTACATTACTAGCAAACGTTACCACTTTTGCCGACCAGTTTAGTATAGCCGAGGTGGGGGTTACCGTCTGTCTATTTTGTACAGCCTGAGCCGTCCAGTCGAATACTCCCGCAGTGTGTGTCGTGCGTGATGTATTTTGAAGTTGTTTAACTGACCAAGAGAATTGACGTGCGGTACTTATGGCGTTACTTCTGTTTTGGTTTGTCTTCGAACTAAACCCTAAAGTCGATAATGTAAGGTCAACCGTTGTTGTACCAGCCGTATAATCAAATACTAACTCTGGCCTGCGCCCATCCGTGCCATTTTCTGATACGAATCCAGCAAACGTACCGTTGTATGCATTTTGCGGGTCTGGGCGCATCATTAAATCAGGGTTAGTAATAACCCCGTCAATAACATCTTGCACCCATTGCGTAAGCCCTGCGCCTGTTAATTCATAATAAGCATTTGTTGTTGTGCTTGGTATTGTTAAATTAGCTAAGTCAACTAAACCAATATCGCTTGTAGTGTTTAAACCGCCTGCTGTAGCCCAAGAATTGCCACTAGAATAAACATTCCATGTAACTTGCGTTTGAACAACTGCGCGCAAACATTGAATTGCTTCAAATTTTAAGTTTGAGTTAGATAAGTTAGTAGCATTAATTCTTATTCTTGCATTGCTTACTATACCGCCAGTCGTTACATTACTTAATCCATTAATTTGAGCTAATGTAAATGTCCTGTCACCGACACCAAAGCTAGTTAATTCAATTTCTACATCAGCACTATAATTAGTATTTGCAGAGTTCTCTTTTATTCTTGATGCAATAAAGCCACTGTAAGTAGCACCTGTGTTGTTACTGATGGTTATTGTGGTAGATGGCGGCGGTTCTGGATTCTGCAACTGCGCATCATCAAACCAACCATCCGCTTGAGCGGTTTTATCAAACCAGCCATCAGCAACCAGCGTCTTGCTGAATAAACCCTCGGCCATATTAAGGCGTTATTTGACGATAACGAACAAAGCTATTTACTTTGGCAACAATGGCACTAGCGGATATTTCAGACGCAAAGCGAGCAATTACCGTACCATCTGCACTTGGCTGGATAAAGCCAATAATCGTAGCGATATTATTACCAGTTGCCGCACTGGATGCGTTAGATGCCGCAGGGCTATCGTAAGCTTGAATCAAGGCATTTCGCGTGGTGGATGTTGTCGTTAAAGCGTATTCGCTTGTATAGTCTAAGTAAGTAGGCGTTGCAGGGCCGTTAATCGACCAACGGCTACCAGTTGTTGTGGCCGCTGCCGTGTAGACAATATAGAACTCAAACCAGTATAGTTTGTTAGCCAACACAGGGAATGATAATCCAGTGACATCGGCAATCGTGTTAGCGGTCGCGTTATTGTTTGTCACATCCCCTGTTAATCGCACAATGACATCATCGCCAACAATTGGCGCACCAGCATTGGCTGAATTAATTACTACTGCTCGGCCTTGGGTGTCAGTTACCCACCATCCAGCTTGTTCATGATATTGCAAGCTAGTATCAGGGGCTAATGTCGCCTCGATAATCTCTACCGTAACACCACCGTTTAAATGCGTGATAGTCACCACTTGAGTGCCAGCGCCTTTGTTACGAATAGACATCGTTTGCAGGGTGCGCAAGATACCGCTAGCAGGACTTGCAACTACAGTTGTAGTGGTTGCGGTAGTAATGGCCGTGTTTTTGATGTAACCAGTTGGGCGGTTAGTGTTAGATGGATTAATATCCATCGCACATGCCTGCACATCAAGCGCACTGGTGTCGCTACTGACTAACGATAAGACATCACTGGTGCTGTTAAATAAAATCATGGTTAACCTTAACGAGGTGAAGTGTAAATACCAGCGGCGTTAATCTGCACCGCTAAGTCCGCAGCTACATTACCAAGGTCAGCCCCGTAGTTGTCGGTGTATGCCATAGCTCTACGCGCATTGGTGAAGCCCGCCCCGTTCTGCGTCCAAGCAGCAGGGTCTGACGCGTCAAACATCAATAACCCTGCTCCATCCGGCCCTGACCAAGTGGGTGTAGCGCAGGCGTTACCTCTTGCCGTATAGCCTGTACCTGATACCTCAGAACTAATAGGTGTCGTGACAAACTCGTCGGTATTTTGGTTGGGTGCGTAGCCTGACGTTACTAACATACACTTCAACGTGCCCGATACCGCAGCGGCTCTTGTTGGGTCAGCGACGTGGTCACGCCAAGTGTCGTAAAGATTTAAAGTAGTTGGCATTTCACTAGCCTTTCATTAATTCAATTTGAATAAGTGTTTCGTCCGCGTTGTTTGGTGCGGTGTACCCTAGCCCTTCAATGCTGTCCTTGTAGCGTTCAATTTCTAGCGTTACCGCGTTGGTTTTATTTCTTACTCGATACAGGTTTAAAAGACGACCTAACTGTCTTTCATAAGAAGCTGAAGGAGTAGGGTTAACTTCTACGCTAAGACCCTGTAGTGACTGGCTTGGAGGGCTTTTAGGGTCTTCCCAGCTCTGCACTCTAGGCTCTTCGGTTGTAAATAAATCTTTTAACACTTTTAAAATTCCCATGGTTAGCCTCAGTAGTACGTTACGTTTAAGATTGAGCCTGCAACTGTACGGATAAAGCGCAGTGCTACTAGTGCAGATTCACTGGCTACGTACAGCACCTCACCGCCTGAATCAATCAGCATACCGACTGAAGCAGTTGGATTGACTCCATCGGCCCTGTAGCGAATAGGTGACGCTTCAGCTTGTAGGAAGGCAATAGTAGCCCCCGCAGGTACCGTTAAGCCGGTAGCAGTAGCCAAGTCAGCGGTAGATAATTGTTGATAGCCCTTACACGTTGGTAAAGGGCCGTCTAGGACGCGTTGTGGTGTATATTGAGCTGCGTTAGCCATTATGATTCTTTCAAGCCCTGAGCGAGCAGGAACGCTACCCTACGTGCTGTTTCGTTATCGTTCTCAGGAATCAATGGCGCACCGCCTGCTCCTGTGTGTTCAACTTTGTCAACGTGAAGTCCAAGCATTTTGCTCAGAGAGTCAAGCGCTTTGGTCTTATCAGCCAGCTTGACTTTCATCGCACGAGTCGTAGTGACGACTTCGTTGGTCTTACCAATGTCGTCTTCGCTGTCGGTATCACGGTAGATGTCGTGGTTGACCTTAACGCTCTTCACATCAAACTCAACGCCTGCGACTCCTGCCGCCGTGTTGTCATCTAGCTCGTGGATTGGAATTGGATTGCCTTTACCATCCAGCATTTTGCGCACGTCAAAGAACGCGAGCTTGGAATATTCAGCCATGATTCTGCCCGGTGTTACGTGGGCATATTCAGCGGCTCTAGCCTTCAACTCGTCAATCCTTGCGCGTACGGAGGGTTTTGCCATTAGCCTAGTAGCTTGGCTCCAAACCGTTGTGGGCTTAGTCTCAGAGCTAACAGCTACACACCTACGGTACGCTTCTGCTGGATTACCCGTAGCAATTACCTCTTGGCAAAAATCTTCATGTTCTTTGCTCAAAGGAGGTAACGCTTGGATGGTGTCACCAATCAGGTCTTCGTCGAATTTTAATCTAGCATTAGCCATATCCGCGAAGCATACACCACCGAATAAAAAATGCAACATTATTTACAAAAATGCAAAAAACCCTTGAAAATCAAGGGTTTGCACTGTTTTGGTGCAACATAATCGCGTTTTAAGCCATTATTTCATAGCACTTGATACTAGGGTATTGCCTGTTTTTAGAAAATAACAGTGAAAAACCACAGCACCAAGTCCCACGTAGTCTTGAGCACAGCACCCAAAACATACACGATAAACGCAAAGTGCGTCCAGTGCAGATTAATTATTTTACTTCGCTTCATTTGTCTTAGCCTTTGCTCTTCGTTGATTAATCTCATCTTGCATCGTTTCAAAAATAAACTGAATACCGTAGGCAGTAATCTCTTCACCCGGGGCTTCTTCTCCCGCGTCACGCATCATCGCATTGAACACATGCACCGCCTCGTGCACTAGCACCGCAGTGGATACATCAAGCGGTAAGCACACTACGATGAATCTATCGAAGAAATGCGTAACTCCGTCTATGGTTGAGTTAATCCCCCACCTATCGTGGTAGCCGACGTCTACGTGGGTTGCTTGGAGCTGATGAAACTCTTCTGCCGATGTTGCAATCGTCCACGCCGTAGGAAAGTTACTGATTGGTTTTGCTAATAGTTTTGTTTTCATGTTTTCCTCTACTTGTTAAAAAATTACACTTACTATATAATATACGTACTATTAAATGTGAAAGGTTTATATGCAATACCAAGCCCCCAAAGGTCTTTTGTTTGTAAAAGTAGGGGAAGAACCCTACACTCGAAAAAACGGTACCGAAACTACACTCGCTGTTTGGCACGCCCCCTGTGCCCGTGAAGGTTGCGTGTCCCCCGTTGTTATTAAAACCCCCTTGACCAATTACCAAACATCCAAAAGCTTTTTAAGCAAGCACTGCGATAACCACAAGTTAACTAAAGCCGAGGTAAACGCCCGTCGAGTAGCAGCTCGTAAACTAGTACACAGTACGGGTAACACTAAACTATCTGACCAAGACGTTGCTGATATACGGGCTAGTAAATTATCTGCCGAAGGGTTAAGTTTAATATACCCTGTTTGTGTCCGTCAGCTTAAAGAAATTCTTTCAGGGCGAAGACGTTAAATTTTACGAGTAACCCCATCCCATCAACCCACATCTTTACCACCACCATATACAGTATCAATAGATACTGATATATGTGTAGGTGGTATTCAAAAGTTGTTATGTCATCACTCCCACCAACACCATTAGTGGGAGTAGGTGGGATTGGTGGGAGTAAAAAACTACCAACTCGTAAATATTAGCAAGTTTAAACACACTCAACCCGCCCCTCTTTTTCTATAAAAAACCCTCTTTCTATCCCTTTTTTGTATGCTTTTAGCACTAAATCCCGACGTCTATCCCTCTTATCTACGGTAGAATCGTAGGGTATTTGAGCTACCGCTGTATCTAAAACGGTATTAACGTCAGGGGCTATACCATCTAAACTCATAGCATCGCGCACAGCTTCGTACACAACCCTCTCGTACTTACCCATATTAACCTGAACTCGGCTGGTGTCCGAAGCCAGCACTACACAAGAGGTTAGTTCATCTCCATCAGAGTCTAGGCCTAAGGTAACGACGTTAAGCTTAAAACCAAACTCTAAACCCTCAATACCATCTTTTAATTTAGTCACGCTTAGCACTCTATCGTCGTTACTCCGAGCCACCTCCATCTCGGCTTCAGCAGCGCCCTTCAAGCCCGACCAGCCCCTCGCCCCCCTATCAGCATCCTTCCCACTGTGGTGAATCAAAAGCACCGTGGCCCCTGTTTTATCTTTAAGCTTACGACAGTTAGCCAACGCCTTACCCATGTCTTCACCACTATTTTCGTTACCTCCCGCGGTCACCTGCGCCCAAGTATCGACGATAATGATGTCGGGGTTGAACGCTATAACCCCCGCAATCAGGTCTTTAATATCAGAAGCTTGTAAAAAGTTAGGATTAGCAGGTATCACATAAAAAGGAAGCTCAGCCACATCAACACCATGGTAATCGGTGTAAGCCTTAATCCTTCCATTAAACCCCCCTGCACCCTCCGCGATTAAATATGCTACTGTCCCTTTAGTGACACGGTGGTCCCGCCACGGTACCCCCCTAGCGATAGCCATAGCCATATCAAAAACAACAAAGGACTTCCCTGCTCCTGAAGCGCCATACACCATGACCATATCCGCTACGGGGAGAATGTGCTTAATATGGTATCCCTGCGTTTGTCGAGCCTTAAAATCAGAAATATGAACTACCGGAAAACGGGAGGGATTTACTAACTCGTGTGTTAGGTCATTGGTTAAATTATCAAACTCATCATCAGTAGCGACAGTGCTACGACTGATGTTAGCCATGTGTAGTAGTGTACCGATAGAGACAGTAGAGCCTTGGGAGCGCTCAAAAGATTCCCACCGTGACTCACATACCTCCGTGGTGTACGACTGACCGGGTTCGCTCCAATTATCGAAAGCTTGTAGCCACTCAGAGCCGCCACCTCCTTGATGGTGTAGAGCCATACCGACTTTGACCCATTCATCGTTCGATAAGTCAGGGGAGATGTTAGGCAATACTTCACTGATAATGCGGGACAGGGGCCACTCAGGGTCTGATACTTTTTCTACTGTGTACTCCCGTTCGACAGGAGGTACGGGAGTGAGAGTTAAGGGCACAGAGTCAAGCATACCCTCATACAAGCCGCAACGAGTGGTGACAGGGTCAGGGATGTCGACGAAAATAGGTGACGCGGTGTAGTGAACGCTGACGGTGTTGAACACAGACGCGTCGACGGGCACCGTCAGTGCCCATTTTTTAAGAGTCGGTGAGTCGTAAGGGGTGTCTAACCAAAACCACAGGTGCGCTTTGAGCAAGCCCTCTTTACCTTTAGTGTTGTACGACGAGCTGAGTTGCCAGTGGAACGAGCGCTCACGGAATACTTTGGGTAGTTGGGTGTCGATAAAATAGAGAATAGCTTCTAGCGCAGGGAGGTTAGTCTTGAACCCATCTACATCTAGCATGACCCAGTTTAAAGGCTTGTCGGTGAATAGCTGCGCTTTACGAGGTAAGAACTTACCGTCAAATAGCTCAGGAGCGTTATGGTCGGGGTTAAACTGACCTCGTATGACGCAACAATCTTTCTTGTCAGCGAGAGACGTCAAGACAGCAGACAGCGAGTAGATGTCGGTCACTGGCTCTTGGTAGTGGGTGAAATACTTAGCACGTGAGTAAGATACCGTACCACTAGCAGTGAAGGATTTTGTTAGATTGTTACCTTTTTTGGCTTGGAGAACGGTAATCATGCGTTTTCTCCAAACTCGAAGCGAGCTGAGCGGAAAGCAGTCAGCGCTCGGTTAAAAGCACGCCCGTAGAACAGACCGTTAGTGTGTACTTGGGTAGTGAACGCTAAGTCATTGGCGTACTCTTTATCCCCAATAACGGCAAGAGCGCCTTCACCTTTGTAACAGAAGAATTGAGCGGGGTGAAATAGTGATTCACCTGAAGACTCGTACCCAAGCCAGTAGCCCGCCGATAACGGGTCGTGTATCAGCAGTGCAGCGGCGCTGGTAGCTTTACGTAGTGATACTAATTTATTGAGGGATTGGTCTTCTTGGTGGAGTTGGGTGTAGTCGACTTCAGGCATGACGCCTTTAACTTCAACCCATAAATTAAAATCAGGTAGCCAAAAATCAGGGAGGTAGCGGGTACCCCCGTCAAACTCAAAGCCTTCAGTTTCGTACTCCCACTTGATGTGGAGAGCGTCAAAGAAGACGGCCCACCTAGCTTCAAGACGACTACGGAAGAAATACCCTTTATAGTGGGTAGGGATAACTTTCATATTATTGCCCTTACCGTGTTTAATAAGCTGTACTACAGGCCACGGAGTCCCAAAAAGTACAGAAGCGTTAAGCTAGAGAAATATAATACTCGGCTTTATGGATAAATCAAGGGGTTTTATGGTTTAAAAAATAAGGGCACTGGGAGCAGGTTTTACATAAATGCTCACGGCGAAGCTCAACGTCGACGTCAAGGCCCTCAGCAGCCAATTCTATGCGTGCAGCAAATTCGGCTGAAATATCTAGCTCACCCTCTTTGCGGTAGCCCTTAGCCGCTAGGCGAAGGCTTGGTACAGACGACTCCGCAGCAGTAGCAAGTTGCTGCTTCTGCATGGTCGTCGACTTGGTTAGCCACTCCATTAGTTTATTCATTGAAAAGTCCTTTATTGATTCAAGCCAATATTATAGCACCTGCTAAGCCTTTTTAGCAAGATGAAAATAATGCTTGACGATTACTATTAGTGAAAGGTAAGCTACATATTCGGCTTGGAATCCGATATATTAGTAAGGCTTCACATACACTCTGGCGGTACTAATCCGTTATTCCAACTAGCGAAAGCTTGAGAGTGTAGGTGAAGCCTTTTTGTTTTAGTTAATAAATAGTTGTCGCTAAGACAAAAGAAGAGGCTAACACTATGTTGACCACTGAGCTAGCCAAACAAGGACTAGGCCCTAGCAAGATAGAGGACCTCGTTCAGGTTTCAACCAACAAAGCCGTAGTCTTGATACTTCAGAATGGAGATTATTAAAATGAAACAACACTTAATCGACGCCTACTTGGACTGGGTCAATAACTACGTATCCATATCCCGCTTTGCAGAGGCTTACGGGTTTAGTATATGGCAAGCACAAACCCTCATTACTTTAGGTCGGTCAGTACACCATGCGCAAGAAGGTATCAAAACTAATTGACAACCCGTAGCAACTGCTATAAACTAGGAGATTCAAATGATTGACTTTTTAATATTACTGGCTGCTGTCGTTTTGATAGTGGTCGCAGGATGGAGGTAACATAAATGAGCTTTTTCAAACGACTGAGTAACTTAGTGTTCGGTACCCACTTTATGATTGGTAATGAGTACGACGAGCCGAGTAAGAAAAAACTGATTGCTAATATGTACAGACACTACGGCGCGAAGCTGTAGTTTTTAATTTTAACCCTAGGAGCTTAGAAAATGAAAATCAAAATTAAACATCGCTACACAAACACCGTACTTTGCGCTTTTGACGCGATAGACTTAAGAGATGCAATACAACAAGCGGTTACTGAGAGTGCCGACTTGCGCGGTGCCGACTTGTACGGTGCCAACTTGTACGGTGCCAACTTGCGCGGTGCCGACTTGTACGGTGCCAACTTGCGCGGTGCCGACTTGTACGGTGCCAACTTGCGCGGTGCCGACTTGCGCGGTGCCAACTTGTACGGTGCCAACTTGCGCGGTGCCGACTTGTACGGTGCCGACTTGTACGGTGCCGACTTGCGCGGTGCCGACTTGCGCGGTGAAAAAATTGCAATCGCACCTATCTTAATAGGCGGACTTAATTGGTGTATCACTATTAGTGAATCTTACCTAGAGGTAGGGTGTCAAAGACACAAGCACGAAGAATGGGTTAAGTTTGACGACAAAACTATTGGTGAAATGCACTCAGACGCTTTACCCTTTTGGAAGCACCACGGCAAATGGCTATTAGCTTCCTGCAAAGCGCACCGTGCTCAGAGCTTAGCGTACCGTAAGGCAAACCCCGAACCTGTAGCTGAAGAGGTTCAGAAATGAAAGTCCTAAAATCAGCAATACCCAACGTGGGCTACGTTAAAATCGAAAGGGACTGTCCGTACAACAAACAGGTCGGTACCCTTCGCCGCATTAAAATCTACGACTTCAACGTCATGGATGACGGTAAGCACGTGGCGACGTTCATGTCACGGGGTATGAATCGTAACTATCACCTCTCAGATTTAAACGGTAAGAGCGTCAACATCGTAGGCTCTATCCGATTGTACATCGCCATAGGCCGTGGGTTCTTTGACTACGTCTACAGCGAAGCCAAGCAGGCCAACGCAATTCCCCTACCGAGTGTCAAAGACGATTATGTTGACTGGCAGAAACTAGGGGATGAGGTGACTAAAGAACACCGTAAAAGAGAAAAGGCGGAGGAGATGTTTGATATACTTTATGACATCCGATACCAACAAAGCTCACTAGATTCAGCTCAACGGATACTGGACGTAGTTAACTACGTGGAGGGAAGTTAAAAATGAAACGCGAGCACAACCGTAAGTTACCAAAAGACCTCAGCGCTGATGGCCTGCTGACCGCTGACGAGCTGGCTGAGGTAACCATAGCCATCAGTGCTGTCACCCTTCAGCACGGGCTTGAAGCTAAGCGCTTGGGTAACACCATGGTGGGCCACGCGCACGCGGCTAAAACCAAGCTACTCGAATCGGCGCTGAGAAAGATTAAGAAAAGTAGTTGACAACTTGTAGCAGTTGCTATACAGTGAGGGTGTTTATTTTAGGAGATAGAGATGAGATTACCCCCGAGCTTGATGGCAATTGCTTTTGTAGGGTTTATATTAGCAACACTGGTCGTGTGTGAGGTTCTTGCTTCCCTCGTTGACTTAATTATTAATTAGGAGATTTAACATGAAACGAATAATACTAGCGCTAGCCTTGGCATCATGCCAACCAGCTCACGCCTTGATGTGTGAGGCTACGACAACGTCAGGAGAGAAGGTTTACCAGTTTGTAGGCACGCCCACTAAGTCGCTCAGCGGTACCCTAGCAACGTTAAGGAAGTGTGCTCAGCCATACACCATCACAATCAAAGGCCAAGTGTTAGAGAACGTCAGGCTTGAGCCTAACGATATTCGTGGCTTGACCGTTGTAGAAACGCAGGAGCAGTTGCCTGAAGACCGCAACGCTTTCATTCATGAATCCTGCAAGAGAACTCTTGATACCGTATGTGACCCAGCTTATGGGGGCATTAAATTATTTACTAATCCTTCAGTTGAAAATGGTGTAATTCAGCAAAACTGCATTGGGGTCACTATTAAAAGTGGCACACCTGTAGACAGCCAAGTGACGTACTACGCGTTCCCTTCTATGTACAGTGCAGTAAACCCGGATGGTACTTGTAGGTTTGATAAAGAATAGAACCCTGCGCAGGTAGTTAGAGAAGCAGGCTCACGTATGGAGTTGGTAAGGCAACCTAGACGCTCTAGGAATCCTCAAGTATCTAGCCCCCGATACATTAGACAAGAGTAATCTAGTGTAAAAGGGATTAGTTATTTAAAAGGAGATAATAATGAACACTAAAATAATTGAAGCGGCGAAAGAAATTGATAGCAGATTTGTAAGTGGGAATGATATTCCTGTTACGCGAACTCATATAACACTTACGGAATGGCAGGCTATCAAAGCCGAACTTCTACAAAGCCAAAGTGAGCCAGTGGCTAGAATAATACACACGCAAGGCACTGGATTGCTTAAAGGCAAAACTATTACAAAGGTCATGCTGGATTTTAAATACGTTGATTTGCCAGCAGGCACAGAACTTTTTACGCATCCACAAATAATAGAGCAAAGCCAAAGTGAGCCAGTATCAGCCCATGCAATCACATCTATGCAAACAAGTGAAGCTTTAAACGAGCGCAATAAACTTGGTTATGCGGTAGCTGATGTAATTGGAAAGCTTGATGAAATTATTGACGTAGCTGATGAAGT